GCCCACGATTGAGATGGCTAAAAGATTGAGCAAGCAACGTCTTGACTCGTTGATTCATGAGACACCGTGCCTGGCGGAGAAGATCGCTCCTGCTCGAAGCCGCGATTCGGGCAACACGATGTTCTCAAAAGAGTATCCGGGGGGTATCCTCCTCCTCACCGGCGCGAACTCGGCTACAGGCTTGCGTTCTGCTCCTTGTCGCTGGGTACTTCTTGATGAGGTTGATGCTTTCCCAAGCGATGTGGACGGCGAGGGAGACCCTTGTGCGCTTGCGGAACGTCGTGCGTCAACATTCAGCAGGCGGAAGATCATCCTGACCTCGACGCCAACGGTCAAAGATACGAGCCGCATTGAGACAGAGTATCTGGCATCGGATCAGCGGCGTTATTACGTCCCGTGCCCACACTGTGATCACATGCAGTGGCTGCAGTGGAAGAATCTGCAGTGGCGTGACGGTGATCCAAAGACTGCCGCGTATGTCTGCGAAAGTTGCGGGTCGCACATACCAGAGCACTTCAAGAGCGAAATGCTTCGCAAGGGCGAATGGCGTGCGACTACAACAAGTCAAGATCGACGAACGGTTGGCTTTCACTTGTCCTCTCTGTATTCACCGCTGGGGTGGAAGAGTTGGGAGGAGATCGTGTCGGAATTCCTTCGTGCGAAGAACGACGCACCGCTGCTCAAGACCTTTGTCAACACCGTCTTAGGTGAGACGTGGGAAGAGGAGACGGGGGCGAAGCTAGGAGCGGAGGGCTTGGCTGAGCGCGCTGAGTTTTACCCCTCTGGGCAACTCCCGAAGGGGGCGGTGATACTCACGGCTGGGGTGGACGTGCAGGACAACCGCGTGGCCATTGGGCTGTACGCATGGGGTGCTGGTGAGGAGTGTTGGCTGATCAGCCACACCGAGATTTACGGCGATCCAGCAGGTGACAAGTTGTGGAATCAAGTTGATGACCTCGTGTTGAGAGATTACCCCTGTGCCGAAGGTGGTCGTGTGAGAGTGTCGGCTATTGGTGTGGACTCTGGCGGCCACTTCACAAGCGAAGTGTATGCATACGCCAGAAGCCGGAAGGGTAAAGGGATTTTTGCGTTGAAGGGTCAATCTGTGAGGAACAAGCCTCCAATTGGCAAGCCTTCAAAGGTGGATATTAACTACAAGGGTCAAGTGCTCAAAAACTCAGCAGAGGTCTTCCCTGTCGGTGTCGACACGATCAAGAGCACCCTATTCGGCCGGATGAAGCACAACGAGGTGGGTGCTGGCTTCATTCATTTCCATGCGGAAGCGGGGCAGGAGTACTTCAAGCAGATCACGTCAGAACGGCAGGTGGTGCGCTACGTCAAGGGATTCGCTGTTCGTGAATGGAAGAAGAGAGCAGGTGATCGCAACGAAGCGCTGGACTGCTTTGTGTACAGCTATGCCGCATTGCATTTCCTTTACATGAGGTTCAACAGGAACACGATCTTTGAGCAGTTTGAGCGCAGTATTGGCAAGGGTGTGAAAAAAGCCAATACTGGTGACGTATCTGGTGAGCAACCGATAGAATCGACGTATCGCCCACCGCAGCGCCGGTTGCAGCGTGCCAAGTCGTCTTTCGTAACGAGCTGGTGAGCATCCTTGTCCCCAACCTGATTTACGCAGGCGACACCGTCATTTTTGACGTGCCTGCTTTCAAGGATGCAATCGGCACCAACATCGACAGCGGCACCTACACGCTGACGTGGTACGCCCGGACAAACACGGCAAGCGAAGGCACCACGGTTGTTGGCACGGCTGAGAGCACTGGCTGGCGTGTGACTGTCCCCGCGTCGACCACAACAGGCTTCGATGCTGGTCTGTGGACCTGGCAGGCGATCGCTACCTACAGCACGCTGCAGTACACCGCCGGTCGCGGCCAGTTCACTGTCAAGGCATCAGCCAAATACGCTGGGAGCCCTGGAGCATTCGACGATCGGTCTCGTGCTGAGATTGACCTGTCTTACGTTGAGGCAGCGATTCGCACGCTCGCACAGGGCGGCATGGTGCAGGAATATTCGATTGGCGGGCGTAGCCTGAGGCGGTACAAGATGGCCGAGCTGCTTCAATTGCAAGACGGTTTGAAAGCTGAGATTGCAATGGAGCGGAAAGCTGAGAAGATCCGTCAAGGTCTCGGCAACCCCGGCCTCGCCAAAGTGAGGTTCATCTAATGGCGATTTTCGGCATCGGGCGTACCAACGCGCTGCGTAAGGAGCTGCAGGAGACGCAGGAGAAGAACCTGTACCTGAAGCGTGCCTATGCGGCTGCGCAGAACAACAGGCTGACTTCTGACTGGGTCAGCCAGGCCACGTCGGCTGATAGCGAGATTCGCGGCAGCATCAGGATGTTGCGCAACCGCGCACGTCAGCTTGTTCGTGATTCGGACTTTGCTAAGGCTGCATTGCGAGCCGTTCGCAATAACGTCGTTGGCACCGGCATCAGGATGCAAGCCCAGGTGCGGATGCAGCGTGGTGGGCGCCTTGCTGATGAGATCAATCGCCGCATTGAGGATGAGTGGGACCGCTGGACCTCAGCAAAGCGTTGTCATGCAGGCGGCAAGCTGAGCTGGTACGACATTCAGCGTCTGTGCATCACGTCGATGCTCGAGTCCGGTGAGGTGTTCATTCGTTTCGTCCGTCAACCATTCGGCAACAGCAGAATCCCGCTGGGGTTGGAGATTATCGAATCTGACCTGCTGGACGATGACTTCAGTGGCGTCGAGCGCAACGGCAACGAAGTGCGCATGGGTATTGAGATTGACAAGTGGGGACGCCCTGTCGCGTATCACTTCTTCGATTATCACCCCGGCGATTATCAGTTCTCGTATGCGCAGAAGGCTGCCAAGCGCCGCATCAGGATTCCCGCTGAGGACATCCTGCATCTGTACAGCATCGAGCGCCCTGGTCAGACACGTGGTGTCAGTGCATTCGCGTCAGCAATCATGCGCCTGCGCAACCTGAGCGGGTACGAAGAAGCCGAAATCGTTGCAGCACGTGCAAGCTCATCGATGATGGCGTTCGTCAAGACCCCCGATCAGGAGCTTTTCGAGGATGGAACTTTCGATCAAGATTCAGTCCTCGATTTCTCTCCTGGAAGCATTCGACGATTGGCTCCTGGTGAAGAGATGCAATTCTTCACGCCCAATCGCCCCGACGATGCATTTACTCCTTTTGTGCAGCAGATGCTCCGTGCTGTGGCTGCTGGGGTTGGTTGTAGTTACACGCAAGTGTCGAGCGATTTCTCGCAGAGCAACTACAGCTCTTCACGACTGGAACTGCTCGAGACAAGGACGCACTACAAAACGCTGCAGCAGTACTTGATCGAATCGCTGTGCGAGGAAGTTTACGAGAAGTGGCTTGAGATGGCCGTCATGGCCGGCGTTCTGGATTTGCCGAACTACGACAGCAATCCTGAGCGCTACGAAGAGGCCAAATGGATTGCCCCCGCTGCGCAGTTCGTTGACCCGCAGAAAGAAGCTGCAGCGTACAAGGAGCTGATCCGCTCAGGAATTATGACCCTGTCGCAAGTGATTGCGCTGCACGGTGGTGATTTCGAAGATCAGATGCGTCAGCGGCAGCATGAACTGGCCGTTGCTGATGAGCTTGGCATCGTGCTTGATACCGATCCGTCACAAGTGTCGAACAACGGTGTGTCCCAGCCCGTTCCTATCCCTCCGACTGAACATCCGTTACAACATGAAGAGGAACCTGAACTTGAGGACATCGACTGATGGCAAAGGTTGGGGACAAGACAATTGATCTGACGCCCACCGAGGGCATGAAGTCTGAAGCTCGTCGTTATCGCGAGTGGAAAAAAGATGGACGCCCAGGTGGCACCAGCGTTGCTGCTGGACGAGCTAGCCAGATTCTTTCTGGCAATGAACTGAGTCCTGACACTGTCGTGACGATGGCGGCATGGTTTGCCCGGCATGAAGTGGATAAGAAGGGCAAGGGGTTCAGACCTGACGGTGAGGGCTATCCTTCTCCGGGTCGCGTAGCATGGGCAGCATGGGGTGGCGATTCAGGTCAATCGTGGAGCACCATGAAATCCAAAGCCATCAAAAAAGCACGGGAGCGTTCCATGGAATCCATCGTTGACGGTCGTCCTTATCCCAATGAGCATGCTGCTCGCCTGACCGATCCTGATCAGTACGATTCGATCCGCCGTGTCAATGATGACTTTGGCGCTGGCATCGATGCGATCTATGGCATCAAGGATGGCACTTCTGAACTGCAGGCCATTCGGTTTGATGCAGATCGTTTTACGGCTGCCGAGGCTCGTGAATGGCTGAGCGATCACGATTTTGACCCGATGATGTTTGAAGAAGCGACCGGCGAGCGTACTGAAGATCGTGCTGCTCCTGATGCGCTGAAGGTTGGCGACTTTGTCGAATGGGATTCCTCGGGCGGCACTGCTCGCGGCAAGATCACACGAATTACACGCGAAGGCGTAATTGAAGTGCCAGATTCTTCGTTTACTATTAATGCATCCGAAGAAGATCCTGCAGCCTTGATTAGAGTTTATCGCCGTAACGAAGGTGACTATCAAGAGACAGATACTGTCGTGGGTCACAAGTTTTCCGAACTGCGGAAGATTGCTGCATTGCGATTCTTTGAAGGCGAAATACTGAAGCGTTCGCTGAGCACTGAGTTTCGCTCAGAAGAAGAAGGCCGCATGCTTGAGTTCCCGTTTGCCAGCGAAGCGCCGGTTGAGCGGTACTACGGCACTGAGATCTTGAAAATGGATGAGAAATCCATGGATCTCACCCGCCTGAACGATGGCGCACCGTTGCTGTATCAGCATGATGCTGACCGCATTGTTGGCGTTGTCCAGCGGGCATACATCAAAAACAAGCGTGCATACGCCCGTGTCAAGCTGGCCAACAACGAGCTTGGCCGCGAAATGCAGGAGCTGATCAAGGATGGAATCATCCGCAACGTCAGCTTCGGCTACAAGATCAATTCGATGGAAGCCGATGAGTCCACTTCACCAGTGACTTATCGGGCAACTAATTTCCAGCCATTCGAAATCAGTCTTGTCACGGTGCCTGCTGACGCTTCAGTGGGCATCGGCCGCGCCTTCTATCATAATGAAGGCGTCGAAACGGCCTCAGCCGTTCAACAAACCACAAACGGAGTTACAACCGTGGATCAAACCCTCAATATTGAGGCTATCCGCGCTGAGGCCGCTCAGGCCAAGGCAAAGGAAATGGCCGACATGATCGCTCTTGGTCAGCGCACCAAGAACGTTGACATGGCTCAGGAGTTCATCGCGAATTCCCGCAGCCTGGACGAGCTTCGCTCTGCCCTTCTGGAGAAGATGGGTGTTGAGGAGAAGCCCCTGAACCCGAAGGATGCCGAAATCGGCATGTCGGACAAGGAGCGCCGTGATTTCTCCTTCATCCGCGCCATCAACGCTCTGGCTCACCCGAACAGCCAGGAAGCTCAGCGTGCTGCTGGTTTCGAACTGGAAGTCAGCCGTGCTGCTCAGCAAAAGAGCGGTAAGGAAGCTCGTGGCATCCTGATCCCTGCCGACGTGCTGGGTTATGGCCGCCGTGACCTGACCGTGGGTTCGGCTTCTGCTGGTGGCGATCTGGTTGCCACTGATCTGATGAGCGACAGCTTCATCGATCTGCTCCGCAAAGCTCTTGTGATGCAGACCGCTGGCGCGACTGTCATGACCGGCCTGCAAGGCATGGTTGCTCTGCCCCGTCAAAGCGGTGGTGCGACTGTGTACCACGTGGCTGAATCCGGCTCGATCACCGAATCGCAGCTCACCGTGGATCAGGTGACGATGCAGCCCCGCACGATTGGTGCTCTGACTGATTACTCGCGTCGTCTGCTGCTTCAGTCCAGCATCGACATCGAGAATCTGGTCCGCCGTGACCTGGCTCAGCAGATCGCCATTGAGGTCGAGAACCAGGCCATCAACGGTACTGGTGCTTCTTCGTACCCGCTGGGCTTCCTGAACGTGACCGGCATCAACACCGAGTCCGGTTACACCACGTTCGCTGACTACGTGAACGCTGAAGCTTCGCTCAGCACCGATAACGCCCTGCTGGGCAGCCTCGGCTACATGATGAATTCCGCCCTCCGTGGAACTCTGAAGACCACCGAGAAAGCCACCAACACGGCTCAGTTCGTGTACGAAGCCGACAACACCATCAACGGTTACCCGGCTTATGTGTCCAACTCCATGCCGAACAACACTGCGGTGTTCGCTAACTTCAGCGACATCCTGATCGGCTTCTGGAGCGGTCTGGACATCATGGTTGATCCTTACACCGGTTCCGCTTCCGGCACCGTGCGTGTGGTGGCCATGCAGGACTACGACGTGGCCATCCGTCATCCTGAGTCCATCTGCAAGCTGTCCTGATGATTAGGGGGCAAGTGATGCGAATCCGACTGCTGCGTAACACCATTGTTGACCTCAAGCAGGTGAGCGTTGGTGACATCGTTGAAACCAGCGAGAAATCAGCTCTTTTGCTGATCGGCATCGGTAAAGCAGAGCTTGCTCCCATCCTTCAGGAAGTTGTTGTTACGGCTGACGAGCAGCCGGATCCTGTTCAAAGCAAACCCGCTCCCAAACGGAGAAAGACCAATGATCCACAACCT